ACCTGAATTTGATTTTTCAGATATTAGACCAAAAGGAGCACAACTTGTAACATCAGGTGGTAAGGCACCAGGTCCTCAACCATTAAAAGATTGTCTTCATAAATTACAAGGTATGTTGGAATCCAAAAATGATGGTGATAAATTAACACCAATAGAGGTTCACGATATGGTTTGTCATATTGCAGACGCAGTTCTTGCAGGTGGTATTAGAAGAGCGGCACTTATTTCATTATTCTCGGCTGATGACCACGAAATGATTTCGTGTAAATCAGGAGCATGGTGGGAATCAAATCCACAAAGAGGTAGAGCTAATAACTCAGCAGTATTGTTAAGACACAAAATTACAAAAGAATTCTTTATGGATTTATGGAAACGTGTTGAGGCATCAGGTGCTGGTGAACCGGGTATCTACTTTACAAATGATAAAGATTGGGGAACTAATCCTTGTTGTGAAATTGCACTTCGTCCAAATCAATTCTGTAATTTATGTGAGGTAAATGTTTCTGATATTGAATCACAAGAAGATTTAAATGCTCGTGTTAAAGCGGCGGCATTCATCGGAACATTACAGGCTGGTTATACTGACTTCCATTACTTACGTGATGTTTGGAAAAGAACAACTGAAAAAGATGCGTTAATTGGTGTATCTATGACAGGTATTGGTTCAGGTGTTGTATTAGGTTATAACATGAAAGAAGCGGCTAAAATTGTTAAAGAAGAAAACGCAAGAGTGGCTGAGTTAATTGGTATTAATAAATCTGCAAGAACAACAACAGTTAAACCTGCGGGAACTACTTCATTAACATTAGGTACTTCATCAGGTATTCACGCTTGGCACAATGACTACTACATTCGTCGTATTCGTGTTGGAAAGAATGAATCAATCTATAAGTATTTAGCGGAAAACCACCCTGAGTTAGTTGAAGATGAATACTTCCGTCCACATGACACGGCAGTAATTTCAGTTCCACAAAAAGCACCTGAAGGAGCTATTTTAAGAACAGAAAGTCCATTCCAATTGTTAGAACGTGTGAAGAAAATTACTGAAGAGTGGGTAAGACCTGGTCACAGAAGTGGCTCTAACACACACAACGTGTCTGCAACAATTAGTTTAAAACCTGAAGATTGGGAATTAGCTGGTGAGTGGATGTGGAATAACAGAGAGTTTTATAATGGATTATCAGTATTACCATACTCTGACCATACTTACAAACAAAGTCCATTTGAGGATTGTACAAAAGAAGAGTTTGAACAAATGTTTAAATCATTAACGTCAATAAATTTAAAAAATGTTGTTGAAATTAGTGATGAGACAGATTTAAGTGGTGAGTTAGCTTGTGCTGGTGGAGCTTGTGAGATAAAGTAATCAATAATATGGAGATTAAAAATAATAAGGGGGAGAAGTCAGGAAAACTTCTCCCTTCTGATTTTTATTACAACGAGGAAGGGTATGTGGTTTTTACCGAAACCTATCATTTAAGGAGAGGAGTTTGTTGCGGTTCGGGGTGTAAAAATTGCCCTTTCGACCCAATCCACACTAAAGGGAATAGAAATATCCAAACATCAATAAAAAAATAATCTAAGTATATTTATTGTTATGGCAAATGGTATAACTTATGGTATAAATTTCCCTTTTAGGGATTCAGTACGAGGAGATTATTTAGAATTAACTGAATTACAATCACAAGAAATTAAAGCTGATTTAGTTCATTTATTACTTACAAGAAAAGGTTCGAGATATTTTTTACCACAATTTGGAACAAGGTTATATGAATTTTTATTTGAACCATTTGATGGATTAACATTTAATGCTATCGAATCAGACATAAGAGATGCAATACAAACTTTTATGCCTAACTTATTAGTTAATAGTTTAAGTATTACACCTGCAGACCCACAAGAAGAAGTGGATATTGCAACAGGTCAAAACACGGTTGGAAGTAGTGAGTCATCAATATACAGATTTCCTGGTAAAGGAACCTCAGAATATACGGCAAAAATAAGAATTGATTACTCAACAAATGGTTCTACATTTGGACAAAGTGATTTTGTGATTATAAATATTTAATTAATATGGCTAACAATAGAATATCATATAGTAGTAGGGACTACCAATCAATAAGAACTGACTTATTAAATTATGTTAGAACTTATTATCCTGATTTAATTCAGGATTTTAATGATGCATCAGTATTTTCGGTTTTTCTTGATTTAAATGCTGCGGTGGCGGATAACCTTCACTATAACATTGATAGAAGTATTCAAGAGACCGTATTACAATACGCTCAACAAAGGTCATCAATTTATAATATTGCAAGAACTTATGGATTAAAATTACCGGGACAAAGACCTTCGGTTTCATTAGTTGATTTCTCAATTACGGTTCCTGCCTTTGGTGATAAAGAAGATGAAAGATACCTTGGAATATTATCTAGAGGTTCTCAAGTTGTTGGTGCTGGTGTTGTATTTGAAAACGTATATGATATTGATTTTGCTTCACCATACAATGCACAAGGATTTCCAAACAGATTAAAAATTCCAAATTTCAACGCCAATAATGTTTTAATTAACTACACAATTACAAAAAGAGAACTTGTAGTTAATGGTATTACAAAAGTTTTCAAAAGAGTAATTAACGCCAATGACGTAAAACCATTCTTTGAATTGTTTTTACCTGAGAAAAACGTATTAGGTATTACAAGTGTTTTATTGAAAAATGGAACGGCATATACTAACATACCTACTACGGCTGAATTTTTAGGTTTAGAAAATAGATGGTATGAAGTAGATGCTCTTGCTGAAGATAGAGTGTTTGTTGAAGACCCAACTAAAGTTTCAGACCAACCAGGTATTAAAGTTGGTAGATACATTCAAACTCAAAATAGATTCATAACTGAATACACTCCTGAAGGATTTAAGAAAATGACTTTTGGTGGTGGAACCAACACGGCTCAAGACCAATTAAATCAATTTACAACATTAGGTACAACAATTGATTTACAAAAATATTCAAACAACTTCTCATTGGGTTCTACATTAACGCCTAATTCAACATTGTTTGTTCAGTATAGAGTTGGTGGAGGGTTGGCAACAAATTTGGGTACAAATGTAATCAACCAAATCGGTACTGTATCATTCTTTGTTAACGGACCATCAGAGACAACTAACTCATCTGTAGTCAATTCTTTAAGATGTGTTAACGTAACGGCAGCTGTTGGCGGAGCGGGAATTCCCTCATTAGAAGAAATTAGAAACTATGTTTCATTTAACTTTGCGGCACAAAAAAGAGCGGTAACTGTACAGGATTATGAGTCATTAATTAGAAACATGCCGGCACAATTTGGAGCACCTGCCAAGGTATCAATAACTGAAAATGATAATAAAATATTGATTCAATTACTATCGTATGATACGTCAGGTAAATTAACCAATATTGTTTCAAACACATTAAAACAAAATATTGCAAATTATCTATCAAACTATAGAATGATGAATGACTACATTTCAATCTTCAGTGCTGAAGTTATTGACTTAAGTGTTGACGTTTCAATAGTTTTAGATTCTGCTCAAAACTCAGGACAAGTAATTGCTAGTGTTGTTGATAAAGTTTCAGCATACTTTAATCCTCAAACAAGACAACTTGGACAAAATGTTTATTTATCGGAACTTAGAAGTTTAATTCAGAACACTAACGGAGTGTTAACAGTTGCAAATATAGACATATTTAACGAAGTTGGGGGTCAATACTCATCTGCCGAAACATCAATGGAGTACTCAAATCCTGAAACAAAATCAATTTTACCCGTTGATGATACAATATTTGCTCAACCATCTCAAGTATATCAAATAAGATATCCAAACAAAGACATTAGAGTATCTGTTAAAAATTTCCAATCGGTAACTTTCTCATAACAAGTTCACTTTATTATTCTTTAGTTTATAATTTAATGGTGTGGGTAACTTCAAAAATTCCACATAAACTATTTATTAATTAAAGAATCTTAATGGGTCAATCATATAGAATAAGAACAGGGTTAGGTGTTAATAAGACGATTAACGTTCAACTTGACCAACAATTTGAATTTTTAGAAATCTTATCGTTAAAACTTCAACAGGAGGACATCTACACAAAAAGTTGTGCAGAGTATGGTGTTATTGTTGGTAGAGTTACTGCCAATAATGGTTTTGGTGTTCCTAATGCAAGAGTTTCTGTTTTTATACCTATAGATTCAATAGACGAATCAAACCCAATTATTTCAAGTATCTACCCATACAAATCCCCTAATGATAAAAATGAAGATGGTTATAGATATAATTTATTACCATACGAGCCATCATACTCCGTTCACGCGGCAACGGGAACATTACCAACAAGATTGGATGTTTTGACTGGTGATACTGCTATCGAAATTTACGACAAGTATTATAAGTATACTTGTAAAACTAATGAAAGTGGTGATTACATGATAATGGGTGTTCCACAAGGTAATCATAGTTTGGTTATGGATGTGGATTTATCTGACATTGGGGAATTTTCTCTAACACCACAAGATTTAATTAGAATGGGTCTTGCTAGTGAGGCTCAAGTTGCCGGCAATAGATTTAGAACATCTATTGATTTAAATTCATTACCACAAATCATAAATGTGGTTAAAGACGTTGAAGTTTCACCACTTTGGGGGGACCCTCAATTATGTGACATTGCAATCAATAGGGTTGATTTTGACCTTAGAGACGATGCCAATATAGATATTCAACCAACGGCAACATTTATGGGGTCTATTTTTAGTAGTCCAAATAAAATGAGGATTAGAAAAAATGGAAAACCAAAAGATAATTTAGGTAATTTATGTGATTTAATTTCAGGACCTGGTCAAATATTGGCAATAAGACAAACGATAGACCAAGATGACGAAGGTAATCCTATATTAGAACAATATCAATTAGAACAATCAGGAAATATTATTGATGGCAATGGAGTTTGGTTAACCGAATTACCTATGAATTTGGATTATTATATTACTAATGAATTTGGAGAGAAAGTATTATCAAACGACCCAACAATAGGTATTCCAACCAAAGGAAAATATAGATTTAAAGTTAAATGGCAACAACCTCCAACACTTAGTGAACAAACAAGAAGACCTTATTATTTACTACCTAACGTTAAGGAGTATGGATGGGTTGATTCAGAAAATGACCCATTATATGGTTTATCAGAACAACAAAAAAAATTGGCGAGTTCTTACTATTTTGGTTTAGATTGGAGTGGATATACCGATGGATTTATTAGTACTACAGAATATTATGACAGATTAAATGAAATTATAAACTGTGAAGATACTTTTTATGAATTTGATTTCAATAGAGTA